GTACATGGAAAGGAAAGCGGCTTGATTCGCATCTACAGCGGGTTTGACCCGAGGGAATCGGTTGGTTATCACACGTTCTGCGCTTCTGTGATTGAGCGGGCAAGTGAGCCGATATCCTTTACCCCACTACATCTTCCAATGCTGGACTTCTACAGCGGCGGGGCTAGGGACGGTACAAACGCCTTTGCTTTTTCGCGGTTCCTGATTCCTTACATGGAAAAGTGGACCGGCTACGCTGTATTTATGGACGGCGCTGATATGGTCGTTCTGGATGACGTTGCAAAGCTGATTCAGGAAACCGACGCAAGAAACGCAGTCAGCGTTGTAAAGAATGTTTACCAATCCAAACACCCTAGGAAATACGTAGGGACAGGCATGGAGGCGGAGAACAGGCCCTATGACCGCAAGAACTGGTCTAGCGTGATGGTGATTAACTGCAATCACTTTGCGTGGCGCGATATGACGCCTGAGTTTGTTGCCAAGGCAGACGGGCTGTACCTGCATCAATTCAAGTTCATTGAAGACCGTTTCATAGGCGAGCTGGACCCTAGATGGAACTGGCTGGTGGACGAATACGGCCCTAGGGAAGATGCCAAGGTTCTGCACTGGACCGCAGGTATTCCAGGATTCCCGCACTACAAAGATGCCCCAATGGCCAGCGTCTGGAAAGACGAACACCGGAAGATGAACCATGCCATTGATTAGCGATGCCTACAGGGAACAGCAAACGGCGATGCACGCCAAAGGGAACTACGGTACGGCATCCCTCCAATACGGTGGTTTGGTCTCTAACCTTATTGACAAAACCAAGGTAACCACGCTTCTGGATTACGGCTGTGGGAAGATGATGAATCTTTCCAAGGTACTTGCGCCTGGGCACGATGTTGAATATACTGGTTACGACCCGGCAATTCCTGAGTTGTCTATCAAGGAACCGGCTCAGATGGTGTGCTGCATTGACGTGCTGGAGCATATCGAGCCGGAATATCTTGATGACGTTCTGGACGATCTCAAGGCGTTAGTCCAAGTCTGTGGATTCTTCACGATTCACACCGGGCCAGCCATCAAAACACTCCCCGATGGGCGCAATGCCCACTTGATACAGCAGCCCCCCAAGTGGTGGCTCGACAAGCTGTGGCAACGCTTCAACATCGGGACATTCCAAGTAACGGATAACGGTTTTTGGGTGGTTGTCTATGGCTCTGACAAACTACGGTGAATTGCAGACTTCGGTAGCCAGTTGGCTTAACCGGACTGATTTGACCGGCACAATCCCGGACCTGATCTATCTAGGGCGCAACCGTGTTTGGCTTGATCTTGTCAAGCTGGGCGGTGCGTCAATCCTTGAATCATCGGCCACGGGGACCACGACCGGCACTATTTCCATGCCGTCCGATTGGCTGGCTACCCGTTCGCTTAAGGTAGAGGTATCTGGCGTACAGACGGAAATGCGCCCTGTAGCCCCGGCTGCTGGCATGTCATCCTCGGGTACTCCGGTTGATTACTACCTGGCTGGAACTGGCGTAGTTCTTTCCCCCGTTCCTGATGGGACATACAACTACACCCTCCGGTACTTCGCAAAACTCGCAGCGTGGACGGCAGATGCCGACACAGACGTGATCCTTAGCAAGTTCCCGCATATGTACCTGTATGCGGCACTGCTTGAGGCGCAACCTTTCTTGATGGACGATGCACGCATGATGGCGTGGAACGCGGCCTATAACGAGCGGCTGGCTACGGTTGTCCTGCTGGACAAATCCCGCTATGGCGACATGGCGGTTAGAGCCGATAGGGTGGGCGGATGATTCCGATTAGTGGGTTCATGCCAGACGCAGACCCGACTACGCCGGGGGTCATTGTCGATTGTGACCAGTTCATACCTTTCGAGTCTGGCTACAAAGGCGCACCGACCGGTGTAGATGTTGGGGTATCCGCCTTGGGTGCGGATTGCGCCGGGGCTGCTGTGCTTAGGTCTCTGGACGGCTCCGCAAAGCTGTTTGCAGGGACCGCCACCAAACTCTATCAAGCCGGTACAACTGCGTGGACTGATGTATCTAGGGCTGGTGATTACATCCTTAGCGCAGATGATCTTTGGTCATTCGCACAGTTCGGTGATATCAACCTAGCAGCGACCATTTCCGCGCAGATTCAAAAGAACACCGGGGCTGGATTCACAGACCTGTCAGGCGCACCAAAGGCAAAGATCATTGAGTCTGTTGCCGGGTTCGTCATGGCGCTGTACACAGACGAAACCGTGACCGGTGAGCGTCCCGATGGCTGGTGGTGCAGTGGGTTGTATGACTACACCACTTGGACCGCCTCCGCAGCCACACAGGCACAGAATGGCCGGTTGTTCGGCACTGAGGGGCCAATCGTTGCCGGGAAAGCCTTGGGTAACGACATGATCGCCTACAAAAACAGGGCGATTTATGTGGGCAGATACGAGGGGCCTCCGCTTTCATGGAGCTTTACCGAGATACCCGGCGATGTTGGGTGTGTTGGACAGAATGCAGTTGTTGACGTAGACATAGGTCACGTTTTTGTCGGGCTGGACAACATCTATTTCTTTGATGGCGTCCGGCCCGTCCCTATCGCTACGGGGACTGTACGGGATTGGTTCATTTCCAGACTTGACCCTACGTATCGCTATAAAACCGCGTTGATGTGGGACAAAAATGCGCAGTTGGTGTGGATTTTCTTTCCCTCTGCCGGTAACTCCGGGATGCTCGATAGCTGCCTAGTTTGGCACTTGACGACAAAACGCTGGGGCGTGGCTACCCGCGATATTGAACAGCCAATCAACTACGTGTCACCTGGAATTACATACGATGGCGGCTCTCCGCTGATTACAACGTATGACGGCACATCGCTGACGATCGCCTATGATTCCCCATTCTGGCTGGCGTCCGGTGTGACTCCTTCCGTAATCGGGACGGACGGGAAAATCTATACCCTGTCTGGTGTTTGTGATGAGGCGTACTTTACGACCGGGGATATCGGAGAGGATGGCGCGTATTTGAACTGCACCCGGCTTAGGGTCAGGTTCACCGATGCCCCAGACTCCGCAACGGTACATGGGTACTACAAATTCGCAGAGGGCGATGCGCTGACCACTGGGGCTACCGGCACGATGTCTGATGGCAAGATGGACTGTAGACAAGCGGCAAGGTTCCACAGGTTCAAAGTCACCACGGATGGGGACTTCGTGGCTACGGCATATGAGATCGATGCCAAACGCGGTGGGACGCGATGAGAATCGACCCGGACCCGAAACTTGAAGCCGGTACGCCTTACGGGGTTTATCAGTTGTTTCGCAGGATCGCCAACCAGTTGAATGGGATTAGCGAGGGGCGAATCTCATTCGTGACCAACGCAACCACGGCGGCACCTACTGCCGGGCAGTGGGCGCAGGGCGACTTTATAAAGAACAGCGCACCGGTAGAGGCGGGTGTCGCGTTGTCCAAGTACGTGATTGTCGGCTGGGTGTGTACCGTATCAGGAACACCGGGAACATGGGTGGAATGCAGATGCCTAACTGGCAACTAGACATAGTAAACGCATCGCACATTGATCGCGCATGGCGTGACGGTGCGAGTCAGCTAAGTCTGGCGTGCGAGAAGTCTGCCGGTGAATGCGACGCGGGCCAATTGAAGATGCGTCTGATTCGTGGGGAGCTTACTTTAGTAAGGGCCACGGATGGAGAGAAAACAGGATGGGCGGCGGTAGAGGTGATTGTGTATCCCAATTTCAGGGCGCTACACGTTTATGCCATATACGCACCCGGAGCTACCGGGGTTGATGTGTTCAACCTGCTGAAAGACTACGCAAAAGGACTTGGGGCCAGTTGCGTGCAGGGTGCGTGTGATGATGCCGGTTCCAGGCTTTGGGAACAGAAACACGGCTTTAAAAGTGTTTACAGAATGATGAGGTACGAATTATGGGCGGCGGCGGATCACAAACAGTAACGCAAAAGAACGAACCTCCGAAGTGGATGCAACCACATTTGGAGGAATACGTTGCACGCGGTAAAGAGGTTGCTGACCAACCGTATCAGCCATACACGGGCCAAAGGGTTGCGGACTTCAATCCCGTACAGGAACAGGCTTTTGGCTCGATCTATCAGCGGGCCATGGAAGGCGCTCCTGAGGTCGGCGCGGCGCGGGCTGATGCCACCAAGTCACTGACTGGGGGGTATCTTGGTGAAGGTAACCCGTACCTGACTCAAGCGATTGACGCGGCGTCTGGTGACGTTACCCGCAATTTCCAAAACGCAGTAGCCCCGCAGACGGATGCGGCATTTGCGCGTAAGGGTGCTTTTGGTGGGTCTGCGTGGCAACAAGCCCAATCAGACAACTCTAGGAACCTTGCCGGGCAGCTTGGGAATATATCCACCGATATGCGGTATCGGAACTACGGCGATGAGCGCAACCGGATGATGAAGTACGCCGATATGGCCCCGCAGTTGGCGCAGACGGACTATCTGGACGCCGCGCAAATGCTGAATGTTGGTGAACAGCTAGGCAAGAAGGATCAATCAATCCTAGATACCAATTATCAGAACTTCCTTGAGGCTCGGAACTATCCGAAGGAACAGCTTGGGATTATCGGCTCTGCACTTTCCGGGCAAAATTACGGCGGCACCAGTACCGGCACGCAACCGGGCGTCAGTCCTATCGCCTCGACCCTCGGCGGCGCATTGGCTGGCTCTCAAATCGCCGGACTGTTACCGGCCTCTCTTGGCATAACGTCTGGAATGGGCGCTGCTGGCGGGGCTCTGCTTGGCCTCTTGTCCGACAAGCGGGCCAAGACCGATATCAAGAAAGTCGGCAAAACCGATGACGGCCTAGGCGTGTACACCTATCGGTACAAAGGCGGACAAGATACCCACATGGGCGTGATGGCCCAAGAGGTAGAAAAGAAAGTACCAGAGGCGGTGAAGACCGGACCTGATGGCTACAAGCGTGTTAACTACGGACTGTTGGGGTAAATCATGGCAGGCGGAACACTTCAAAATCAACAAAACGCTATCCAGCAATTGACCGGGCTGCAACGGTACAACCCGATGCAAACTCCTACGTCTAGTGGGACGCAGAGCCCGTTCAACTATCAGCGACCGACGCAGCAGACGTATCAACCGTACCTGACTGGTACGTTTGCGTCCCGTAACCCGACATACACAAGTCAGGCGCAGCAATCTCCATTGGCGTACATCTATCAAATGCTGTACGGCGGCCCTGGATCGCCTTCTGGGACTCCGGGCGTAGATGCTGGCATGGATGCCCCTAATGCAGGTAGCGGCGTATCGGCGAGTGATTCCCCCGGTAGCGCACCCGGCGGTACTGATGGTGTAGGCGGACCTGGATCGCCTGGAGGTTGGTAATCATGCCCGGACTACTCGACGACGATCTGTTTAACGACCCCAAGAAACTGGGGCTTCTGACAATGGGCTTGTCCCTTCTGTCCACTCCGGGGCGGTTTGGCGAGTCTTTCGGCAAAGCCGGGTTGCAGGGCGTGCAGGCTACCCGTGGTGCCATGAAAGACGCGCAGCAAAGCCAGATGGCAAAGCTACAGCTAGACGAAGCGAAACAAAAGGCTTTGGACGCACAGCAAGCCCGCGAAATGGAAATGCGTATTGCGCAGACGGCGCAGAATTTCCTACGACCCCCTCAGCCAGCCAGGCCAGGCACGGCTGACCTGCAATCCATGATGCCGCAGGGGACCAGCATCGGAGCAATGCAGCCTATCCCCGCACAACAAGGCGGATTCGATACGCAAGGTTTCCTAGGTGCTCTTCCTTCGGTTCAGGGAATGAACCCGCTGAAGGCCATCGAGACGCAGGCGAAGTATCGGCAAATGCTTGGCAAGGAAAACCAGATCAACAAGCTGGATGCTAAGGATTTCACCCCGGCGTCATTGGCTAGGTTTGCTCAATCTGGTAACTATGGCGATTTGGAGCGACTGGACAAACTCCACTTTGGCGACACTGGCGGACAGATTGCCGCATTCAACCCGTTTACCGGGGCCAAGGTAACCGCTACTCCAAAGACGGGCGACCCGTTTAAGGACTTGGTGATTCAAGGCGATGGTGGACAACTTGTTCCAAATATGCCTCTTGTTGGGGCAAAAACAGCCATTAGTCGCGCTGGCGCTCCAGTCAACAAGATTGATATTAAGACGGGGGAATCCATTGCCAATCAAGTTGGCCCAATGCTTAAGGAAAGCCGCGCCTCTGCTTTGGCTGGTGCTAAATTGATGGAATCGAGCAATCGTATTCTTGAGTCTTTGGACAAAAATCAGGGCGTGTATGTTGGCCCTGGCGCTGACTTGCGATTGAAGGGCGCTCAAGTTGCTGATTTGCTTGGAATTACCGGCAAAGATACAAAAGAAAAGATTGTCAACACTCGCAAGGTGATTCAAGGGATGGCGGAGCAAGCGGTCGCGGCTCGCTCTCAACTTGGTTCTCAGGCTCAAATTTCTAATTCTGAGCAAGAATTGTTGAACCGGGCAACCTCCGGCAGCGCATCCGATATGACTGTTGACGAAATCAGACAGCTATCAAAACTTAGCCAGCGCATGGCCTCTCAGATGTACGAATTGCATAGCGGTCAAATCCAGAATATGTCAGCAGACCCAAGCATTTCTGGTCTGGCAAAGTTTTACAACGTGCCAAAACCGCCAAATCCGTATGTCGGGAAAAAAGATGGCCCGCAAGTTATTGATTTTGGGAGTCTCCCATAATGGACGTACGCATGCCAGACGGGACGCTTGTCAGGAATGTTCCTGACGGCACCACAAAAGAGCAACTGATGCAAAAATTGCAAGCATCAGGGCAATGGAACCCAGAGCCGCAAGACCGCACTTGGGGTCAGGTCGGGCGCGATGTGGCCGGTGGTGTTCCTCGCGGCGCTGGGTCAATCGGCGCTACCTGGATGGCCCCGTTTGACTATGCCGAACAAGGATTGTCAAACATGATGGGCATGAAGACCGGCAACCTGAACGAGCAGCGCCGCGAAAAGATTGACCAAGCCCTAACCAGTGCTATCGGCTCTGACCCGTCTAGCCCTTGGTACAAAGGCTCAAAGCTGCTAACGGAAGTTGCTGGCACATTAGGTGTTCCGTCCGCGCTTGGTAACGCCGCGCTCAAGGCCCCTATCCCCATGCCTATCGTAGAGTCGCTAAGGACTGGTGGCATGTCTGCTGGCGGGATGACTGGTCCAGCGGGGATACTCAATCGGCTGATCGGCGGCGGGATTGCTGGCGGCGCATCGGCTGGACTCGTTGACCCGAAAACTGCTGGCACGGGCGCTGCTGTTGGCGGCGTTGTTCCTGTTATTGCCAAGGGTGGCGCAGAACTAGGCGGAGCTATTGGCAGGATGTTTGCCGGGCAAGTTCCGCCGGTCACACAAGAAACGGCAACGGCGGCTCAAAAGGCCATACAAGCTGGGGTTACGCTGCCACCTTCGATGGTTGACCCAAGCGTCAGAAATCGAGTGCTTGAGTCGATCAGCGGGAAGCAGGCGACGGAGCAAATTGCGTCGGCAAGGAATCAGGCTTTAGCCGCTGATGCTGTGCGCAAGGACTTGGGTATCGCCCAGAATGTGCCGCTGAACTTCGCAGCCACAAAGAACCTGCGCGATACGATGGTGCAGACTGGGTACGAACCGCTTAGGCAAGTAGGACAAATCCCAGTATCTCAGTCATTCACAGCGAAACTGGACGCCATTGCAAAACCGTTTGCAACTCCGTCGATTCCCTCTGCTGCGCGGCCTGATATTCTGAAACTTGTTCAGGAGAACAAAGCTGTCCAGGCGTTTGATTCTGGAGATGCGATTGACGCCATTCGCAACCTACGCGCAATGGCCGATACCGCTTATGCCGGTGGCGACAAAGCCCTTGGCGGCGCTTACAAGGGCGTCGCCAATGCTTACGAATCTGCGATTGATGATGCGCTCTCAGCATCGGGTCAACAGCAATTGCTAACCGCTTTCCGTGACGCCAGGCAGAAAATCGCCCAGACTTTCACGGCTGATAAAGCCATGAGAGAAGGCGGAGGCACGGTAGATGCGCGGGTATTTGGGAACCTGATTCAGCGGCAAAAACCCGTTAGCGGAGCCATGCGAGAAATCGGGGAAGCAGCTAACGTGTTCCCGCGTGCGTTTAAGACTCCGCAACAAGTCGGCTCACCAGATACGCACAACCTGAAATCCATCTTTTCAATGGGCGGCGGTGGGGCTGGGGCGACTGTAGGCGGTTTGCTTGGCGGTCCCCCTGGCGCTGCTGTGGGCGCGGCTTTGGCGGCTCCTGTGCCGTTTGTAGCCCCTGCTTTGGCTAGAAAGATGATTCTTTCTCCAACGGCTCAACAGAACATGGCTAAGCGCGTCATGCAATCCATCACGCCAGATCAACTTGCCAAGCTAAGCCCGGCAGAGCGTGCGGCGCTTATGGCTCCGGTGGTCGGCTCTGGGTTGCTCGCATCGCCTTGAACATGGCGACAAAAAAGACGACGACGATAACCACGCCGCCCTTAACCAGCATCCAATCAATGTAGTCCATACCAACATTCTAGGACAACCATGCCAGTACCATCAAGCATCACAGACCTGAGCCAGAC